CGCCATATCCCCCTTCCACAGTCCTTGCCGCTCTAGGCTTCCAGCGTTTCCGCCGGTGTCGAAAAATCCGTCGTGTCGAAGAAGTGTCGAAAGTCTTTCAGCGGGCCGAGTCTGATCACGTCTTGCAGGAAGTCCGGGGCGAGGTGCGCATACCGCATGGTCATGGTCAGCGACGAGTGCCCGAGTATCTTTTGCAGGGTCAGGATGTTGCCGCCGTTCATCATGAAGTGCGAGGCGAACGTGTGGCGGAGCACGTGCGATTTCTGCCCACGGGGGAGGGCGACGCCGGACATTTTCACGGCGAAGTCGAAGCTGTCGCGGCAGTTGGAGAACTTGCCGTAGCGGCGCAGGTGCGAGTGCAGGCGTCGTTCCAGTTCTGGAGGTATCGGGACCGAGCGACGACGCTTTGACTTCGTGTTAACGAACTGCACCGCTCCATCCCGGACCCGATCCAGGGTCAGCCCTTGAGCTTCACCCCAGCGGCAACCGGTAGCCAGACAGACCAGGGCGACGGGTTCCACATGAGGCGTCTTGCAATGTTCCCGGAGGGCACGGAACAGCGTTTCTATCTGCTGGCGGGTCAGGTAGGTCAACTCACGATCTTGCAGCTTGATCGCCTTCACCTTGGCCAGCGGGTCTGGATAGTCGATTTCACCCAACTGGTGCAGTTCGTTGAACAGCGACCGCAGGTAGCCCAGTTCGTTGTTCAAGGTCTTGCCGCTGATGCCTGACGCAAGGCGTCTGGCCCGATACTCGGTGAAGATGTTCCCGGTTACCGCCGAGCCTATGGGGTCGCCCATGCGTTCCGCCATCTTGCGCAGCACCAGGGAACGACGGTCAGCGTCCGTCAGGGCGTGGCCGTGAAGCAACGTCCAACGGGTCACCAATTCAGACAGGCGTCGACGGTCCTTCGGCCTTGGTGTCCAGGCCGGGTTTTCAATGGTCCGTTGCCGCACGGTGGCTTCGAACCGCTGGGCTTCGCCCTTGGTCTTGAAACGCTTCCTGAAGCGCTTGCCCTTGATCGGTTCAACGTCGGCCAGCCAGCGGCCATCCTCAAGCTTGGTGATCGCCATCAGATCGCGTATCCCCGCCGTAGATACCGATCACACATCAGCTTGTGGATATGCCTTTCCAGATCGCGACGAGTCCAACCCTTGGCCAGGTAGTGGTCTTCGATGACGTGCCAGAACTCCAATTTGCGGGCGGACTCAATTGCCTTTTTTGCCGGGATACGCTCCCGCGCAATCAGGCTGATGAACTGGCCGAGGAACATCTCGCAGTTACGCCCGCTAAAGCCCTTGGCGGTCTTGTAATAGCGCCGATACTCGGTGCGCTCGATCAGCGGATCGCACTCGACCTGGACGCGGGCGTCCTGGCTGATCAGGCTCCAGAACGGATCGTAGACCGCTGTCCGGCTCAGCAGCTTGAAGCTTTCGCAGGCGTAGTTCCACAGTCCTTGCAGGTGCGGGCAGAGGCCCTCATAGGTGCGGCAGCCAATGACCTCCCCGGAGGCCATACGCGAGCCTTCGGAGAACTGCTGGACGATGGAGTGATGGAAACGGAATTCGAGCCGCCACACCGTTTCCAGGGGGTTATAGGCCGGGTCGCCATCGCCGAACGGATCCCCGTTCAGGGTTGCCCACACGCTTTCCCAATAGTCGAGCTTGTCGGTGGCCCGAGCCTGGAGGGTCTTGTTATAGATCGACAGTTGCAGGCCGTTGGCCGAGCCGAACATGAAGGTCTCGCCACGCCCGTAGACCGAGGCGTTGCCGTCGAACTCGATACGCTCGATCCCGCTGATTTGCCGTACCCGACGCGAGCGGCAATGCATGCGATCCACCAGATCGCGAGGCGGTTTCCAGCCCTGCACGTCCAGGGCGATATGCACAGCGGCTTGGTTGGTTTCGCAGTGACTCAGCACGGCAGCGGCCAAATCATCCAGCACGCCCTGGAGGATGCGCGGGTCGGCGCCATCGAGGGCGTGAGGCGATACCTCGATCTTGAGGTGCGAGCCGAGGGTATCGACCTTGATGTTGTGATTCTTGATCAGCAGGATCAGCCCCAGTTCTGCGTTCTGCAGACGGTACTGATAGCCGGAGTCGCGACCGATGCGGCCCTTGGACCATTCGTAGCCGGCGAACTCGACCACATCCACCGAGAGGTCAAACAGCGCCATGACTTCCGGGCGCAACTTGCCGTTATACAACTGCCGCACCGTGTCCACGCCACAACGCAGGATGCGCACGCCTGACAGGTCGGTGAACGCCCCCGTCATGGAATCAACAAAGAGCCGTCCCTTGGGGGAGTCCAGCAGTTGTCCGTCGGGTTGCAGCAGGAGGCGGTTTTGATGGGTCACTTTCTTCATGGTTTCACCTAACAATGTCCATTAATGTCCAAATCGCGGGGTGCTTATCTGACGTGTTACAGGGGCGTCAGCCGGCCCCGCCGTGGCGCTTGCTCACTCCGAGACGAGCCGTTCGCGCGCGCCCCGGCCAGGCCGGCTACAGCGGCCATACCGGCCCCATCGGCGTCACCGCCACCGCGAAGAAAAAGCCCGCCAGATAGGCCAGGAACGCCAGCCCCAGGGCGGCGAAATAGCTTGTCCAGTTCATCGGCTCCCCCTCAGTTGATCGAGCGCGGCAAGCGGCTGGTGTCAGGAACCACCGTCACCCGCACGGCGGCGCTGTTCGCGGCGGCGGGCGGCACGTTCGGCGCGGCGGTCTGAGCCGGCGGCGCATTGCCCAAGGCGCTACGCCCGGCGCAGGCGGCATAGCCGGACCAACCGCCCTTGAAGCTCAGTTCTGCGGCGCAGTTGCCCCGCGGCACCACGGCATAGCCGGTGTCGGTCAGGTCGCGATCGGTGAGAGTGAATTCGCTGCCGTCCTGGCCACGGACGGCGAACAGATAGGTGCGGCGCCCGGAGGCGGACAGCAGGGTTGCCTTGACGATGAAGTCGCGGCCGGCGAAGGGATGGCCTACAGGAGCAGCACCCGGAACGCCTGGGTGCCCAGGTACATCATCAGCAGCATCAGGACCAGCCGCACCAGTAGCACGCGCAGCACCCACAGCAGGACCGGCTTGAGCAGGCGCAGCAGTTCCAGCAGCAGGCGGCGATACAGGGTCGCCCATGAGCAGACGAGGTCCACCGTCATAAACCACAGACCCAATAGCAAGGGCCGGAATTGCCATGAATAGAAGAATCTTAGGTTGTCTAAAAAGGCTCTTGCCGGCGATGGTGTCGGTGACGGAGCCGGTGGCTGTCGATTCATAGAGGGCGAAGGTCTCCTGGCGGATTTTCTTGATCTCGACGATCACGTCGCGGGCCGGCGGTTTGTTGTCCTGCGCCGAGTGCTGGCTTTCCTTGTAGCGGCCCCGAATGCCGATGACGGCGAGGTTGGAGTGCAGATAGGCCTTTTCCGCCGTCATGCGGATGTCGTCGCGGATATAGGCGATGTTCGGCGTGGTGAGGATGATGTCCCAGTTGAAATGCCGGTGCCGGGTCCAGGCATCCAGCCAGCCCATGGGCCGCCCGGCTGCCTTGGCCGCTTCCGGGCCGTCCGGGAAGTCGAAGCGCTTGAGGTCGGCTTCGCGCCAGGACTTCAGAAAGATCAGTTGGGTTTCGTCGAAAATGATGAACGCGCCCCGCGGCGCCCACATGAACCAGGTGCGCATCTTTTCCATATCATCCAGGTCCTCGAGGTCGAGGTTGATGACGTCGCAGCTGGAGGGCGTCTCCGGCATCACCTGGAAGATCCGTTCGCGGGTCAGGCCGCGCACGTTGGTGATGATGACGCGGCCTTTCTTGATCGCGGGGATCAGGTCATCTTGGATCGCGCCGGAGGTCTTGTAGGAGCCGTTCGGGCCGTGATGAATCTTGATCGCCATATCACTTACCTATGAAGGGGATGAAGGACATGGAGAAGCGCGTGCCGATGGCGGCGAAGATCATGTTCACCGCGTCCGGCAGGCCGAAGAACGCCAGCAGCGAGCGCAGGTCACCGTCCAGGGACGAGTAATAGGACGTGATGGTCGAGCCGATACCGATGCCGCCGACGACTTCGCGGAACGCCTTGTAGCCGATTTCCGCGACGAACAATTGCATCTCGAACCAACCCTTGATGGCCATCTTGGTCAGCAGGACAAAGGCGTCGGTGACGAAGTCATAGACACCGCTGTAGAGGAAGTCCCAGAGGGATTGCATCCACGCGAGAATGTCGGAGAGAAAGGGAATGTCCATGGCGTTTCCTCAGGAGCGATAGAAAACGATCCATCCGGCCAGGATCGCGGCGATGAACAGCACCACGTAGCGGATGACGGAGAGTTCTTGGGCGTACTGGGTGAGGCAGACGTCGTAGCGCTGACCGAGGGCGGTAAAGTCCCAACACGGCAGGGAGCCGCCGCCGGTGCCCAGGTGAATATCGAACTTGGAAGCGAGGACGCTTTCGAACTTGCCTTGCAGTTCCTGGAAGTCCTTTTGCGCCTTGGCGATGGCGTCGTCGTATTCCTTGATGGTCTTGTCGAAGGAGCCTTGCTTCGGCTCTTTCAGACCACCCCCGCCGGAGCCGTCGCCGCCATCGCCACCGGTCCCGCCGCTGGAGCCGGACCCGTCGCCATCGCCGCCGCTACTGCCGTCACCGCCGGGCGTGGTGCCGCAGTCACTGCCAACATGGCCCTGACAAGGGTTGTTACCGCCACCGCCCCCACCGCCGCCGCCACCACTGGAGCCGTCATCGCCACCGCCGTTACCGGGCTTGGTGCCGCCATCGCTTCCACCGTCGCCGCCGGGCGGGTTGCTGCCACCGTCGCCCCCGGTGCCGCCGTCCCCACCCGGAGGCGGACCGTCCCCCGGGTCCACGTCGCAGCCGAAGGCACAGGAGCCATTGGAGGTGAACCAGTTGCCGGTGAACGAGCCGATGACCTTGCAGTAGGTCGCGCCGGCCTGACCTTCAGCGGGACCGATACAACCGTCAATCGCACTGACGGCAATCTCACAGCCGAGGTAGTTGATGAAACGGGAGATCGGCGCTTGATGGGATTTTTCGTAGAGCGAGCCGGCCAGAATCTTGCACTTATTCTCCTTACACTCACCTGTTTCTTTATCGAACTCAGTGCCTTCCGGGCACCTATCGCCTTTCAAATAAACATCAGTAGTAAATATTGCTCGCCCGGTAGATACAGCCCTTGCAACGCAATAAAAAGTTTTGCCAGGGTCATTCGGGGAAGGCTCCATAGCAAAAGACAGACCAGACTTGTCAGAAATACTACTGAAATAAAGATCACAGCCAGCCGTAGGGGATGAAACTTTCTTATCAAAATAACTCATGTACCAGTAATAATATTCGGCATGAGCCGCCGAACCAAATAACAACGTGATAATCAACAATATGAACCGAGGCATAAAAAAGGGGCCTTTCGGCCCCTCCTCCTGTCACTGATACTGGCCGATTTTCAATCCCGTCAGCAGCGCGGACGCCATGAATGCGCCCAGCATCAGGGACCAGATCACGTCAGGCCTTGCGCATCGCGCCGATGACCAGGGCGAGGCCGACCAGCACCGCCACGGCGGCGATCACCAGCTTGGCCACGGACCCGCCATCAGTGCTGGCTTGCGCCAGAACCCCCTTGGTGGTTTCGTCGAGCAGCGATTCGGCGAAGGAGACGTTGGCCACGGCCAGGCCGACGGTGGCGATGGAAGCGTTGCGGAACAGGGTTTTCATTTTTTCCATGATTGGAACCTCATTAATTGCGCGCTTTGCGCATGGCGGAAATGATCAAGCCAGCCCCAAACCAACGGCGAACAGCCCGATGGTCCCGGCGAAGCCGAGGCGGAAGGCCGACGGGTCGAAACCACCCATCAGCAGAGTCAAATAGCCCTCTGCCTCAGGCGGCAGCAGGTAGGTCTGTATCCACTCAAGGTGCGTACAGCCAACCGTGCCGTCCGCGTTCTGGACCCAGGTCTTGCACACTTGAACCGATACAGAGCCTTCCATTCGTGCAGTCCTCAAACAGCCAGGGAGGCCGCTAGGCCGTCGATCCAGCCCCAGGCGTAGCCGGTGGCCAGACCTACCGCGAACAGCGAGAGATAGCGGAGCATCGCGGCCTCCTACGGCTTACGCCTTGGCGTCCGGGGACTTGTCTTGTTTGTCCTGGCCCTGCGGCTGCTGGGCCGGGCGCGGGGCTTGGGCTTGTGCTTGCGGGCGGGCCGAGGCTTGGGCGGTCGGCGCCATCGGCTTGCCGCCCACGGCCAGCAGATCCACAAGCACCTGGGTATTGGTGATCCGGCCGAAACGGTCTTGGGTCGGGCGGACCACGCTGGCGAACTTGCAGAGCACCGGCTGGCCTTCGAAGACGATGGCGTCCAGCAGGGTCGGCTCGATGTTGTATTCGCTGATCTCGAAGCCCTTGGCGTTGCCACGGGCGCCTTCCGGGATCGGGGCGATGGATTGGACCGAGGCGTAGATTTCCCCGGTCTTGGTCGAGGTATAGGTGTCGGTCTTGGTGACCCACAGTTCGACGACGCCGCCTTGGGTTGCAAACATGTTCATCAGTGTTTCTCCTTCAATTCGCCTTTTTCGGCGTGAGTTAGCCCGCCGTTGGAATTTTCGGAGTTATTCCGATCAACCAACGGGTTGTTTACTTAGGTTTTCTGGCCGTTCTGGAAAGGCCTAGATCAGTGCTTTCAGTTGCATCTCAGCACAGAAAAACACTGCTGAAAATAGGTTTTAAATACTTTTTTAGTTTTTAAAAATTAAAGCCCAACATAGTCCATTAATGTCCATTTCAATATTTAATTTAATTAATGTTTTTAAACTTTAAAGCTGGGCGATCCCTTCGGGCCGGACTCTATTCGCTAGCGAACCAAGCCAACCACGAGTGTTCGTCTCGGCCCATCCGGGTAACGGTCCCTATCGCAACGTCGTCTCCGACGGCCAAGGGGAACGCTTCCCCTTGGAACCCGCAGAGCAACACCAAGGGCCCTGCCCTTGTCATCCCGCTCTTGCCGCCGAGGGCTCGGGAGCGCGGGGCGGAGGAGCTGCCCCACACTCCCAAGCGGAGGCTGTTTCAGGGGGGAGGCGTTCAAGGGTGCGCTGCGCCCGTGCTTCCGTTCGCCGGAACGGTGAGGCTGTTCCGACGAGCCGGGAGCGCGGCCCTTGACCGGATCGGCCACGGGGCGGGCGGCCTGGATCAGGCAGAGCAGGAGCAGCGCTTTCAGGGTCTTAGCGAGCATGGGTCAGCCCTCCAGTTGGAATGCTTCGCGCACGGGCACAAAGGGCGTGGGCTTCCCGCTGTCGTACACAACGTGCCAGTACTTCGGCGGACGCCGGGACGGATCGTGTTTCGCGCAGAAGGAACGGGGACGGCAGAGCCAGCGGCCATCTTCCAGATAGGGCAGCCCAGGGGGCCGGCAGTCCGGACACGGCGACGGGCTGTGCAATGGGATGGCCTGCCTTGCGGACCAGCACACAGAGCAGGCGCAGTCCGGGGCGTGGGTTTGGCGCAAGTAATTCGGAGACGACATGGTCAGCTTCCTCCTTATCTTGGCGAGCACGGCCCCAGGCGAGAGCTTCAACCCGCAGGTCGGTCAGATAGGATTCTTCCGGCTGGGAGAGGTAGCCGGCGTCCATGAGGCCATCGATCAGCATCAGGGCGCGGTCGAAGGGTTCGCTAGGGGGCTGTGCCGTTTGCAGCAGATAGCCTTCCAAGAAGGTCAGCAGCGCATGGATAGGGTTGCCTGACAGCATCAGAACTCCTCCTTTTCCATCAGCTGACGGGTGAAGAGCGCAACATTGACCATCACGTGCTTGCCGATCTTGTGCGCGGGGAGATAGCCCTTACGAATCCATCCACGGACGGTTTCGTGGTCTTCCCCCATGCCAATCCAGTTCGCGAAGTCCCGCCACGGCAACACCGGGGGCACCGCGCGGAGGTCTTGAGCCTTGATTTCTTCCACTTCCATGGCCTTTGCTGCACTATGTTGGTCTATAGAGGACTATGGTCTTGGACTATGTCCATTGACTATGTGCAAACAATAGCTCTTGGACTATGTCGTGTACATAGTCCAAATAATGATTAATACCTATTGAATGAGCATCACAGATAGAGCTTTGCTATTGATTGGCCGTAGCAACCTAAGCGCCCTGACCAGAGCGGGTGCGACGGACTACAACCGATGGGTAAGCATCAAGCGAGGGAAGGCGCGAGTGGGAGCGGACGAGATTGAAATCCTCGGTAGCGTCTACCCTGCGTATCGATGGTGGCTTACCACAGGCGAGGTCATGCCGGAAATTGGGCAAACAAGCCCTGACTACGACGAGGCCAACCGAAACTTGACCAGTCAAAGCGCGGGATAGCAATCACACAGGAAGTGGCTAGGCGTTGGTATGCCCGGAGAACTTAGGTCTTTAAGAAATAGAAATGCGGATAAAAAGTAGATTTTTAGTGAACCTTTCTCAAGGTTAAGTAATTTTTAAATTGCGACTAGTTGCTGAGAGAGAAATGGCTATGCATGATTTCCATGAGCTAACAGATCGCTGCTCGGCCTTTGCTCTTCAATCATTAATGGCGGCGCAGGAGCATATTATTTCCTTGCTAGATTTGCGCGGGGAAACAATCTTAGTTAAGAATATGCAAGCAATACAGCTACAAAGAGTAATTTTTGTGGTTGGCATGTTTTCAATATTTGAAGCAAACATGCAGGACAGATTTAAGTGTAAGAATGGGTTTAAAATGGTCAGAGAGATCCTGGGTGGTAAGGGTGAGGAAGGTTTAAGAGAAACTTTTGAATATATTTACTCTGCGATAAACACACTAAAGCATGGTCAAGGTAGAAGCTATGAATTCTTATTGGAAAACTACGAGAAATTACCGTTTCTAATTAAAAAGCCAGGTGAAGAATTTTTCATGGAAGGGGACGTATCAGAAGTCAGAAGCTTGGTTTATGTTGACGATGATTTTATAAGGCTTTGCGGTGGCACAATTCAGAAAATTTCCAATCTCCTAGAGACGAAAAGCCCCTAGCGTAGGATTTACCTACAATCTCCGAATAAATTTAGCTGAAAACATCAGGGAACTCCATCCCTAAAGAAAGATGAGCTCGAACGTGCAGGCTACGAAGTTACATAGGATGACATTACTTCGATTTGGATTAGGTTTTGATCAGGGTTTTGATGAAATAAAAAAAGGGCCTAAAGGGCCCTTTTAATTTTGTTTACGGCTATCTAGGCCATAAGCTCAAGCGCACGTTCCGTAAGTATTTCAACCCGAAGCTTCAGGAACTCGCTGTATTCTAGCTCTTCAGAGTTCTCAGGGCAGTAAGCGGACTTTAGGTATTCTGTCTTTTTTTCAGGATTCATGGCTGACATGTAGCTACTCGGCGAGGTTGCGCGAATTTGATTATTGTCCGCTCGAGTCAAGAAGCAAATGTTCGCAAGAACGTTTATTTCTCTATTGCTGTGCCCAAGTTCGCGTAGATAAGCTTGAGGGAATATGTGGTGAAACTCATGTTTGCTTCCCTTCTTCAAGACTTTTTCCATATCAACTTTCGCGCCGCTAAGGAACGAATAGGCGTTCTGCGAGCTTAATAGAAGGATGAGAACGCGCGAGTTGGCATTGTTGGTAGAGAAAAGGTCTTTCTCAAAATCAATCCGAAGCTCGCTCTTAGGGTGCTTAAATGCGTAATTCTCATCTTTTGCAAGATTCTTCATTTCGATAATGTCGAGAGCTTGCCTCTCGTTTACATCGGAAGAAAACCTTCTGGTAAAGAGAGAACGCCAGAACCAGCGGAGGAGGTGCTCCTTTTGCTTTTGTGTATAATTCAAGCCTTCTGCCTTAGTCGTGGCGAAGAACACGCTTAGCGGAACAAGGAGGCCGGGGAATGGCACCATCTTGTAGTGGCTAACATTTGCTTCCCTACTAAGAAAGTCCAGTGCTCCAAGTATCCCATTCTCAATTTCAGAGAATCGCTGGCGGATTTCTTCGCCTTTAAGCTCAAGGATTACTTTGGGTGTGGTCTCCCCGCTAATTATACCTGCGCAGATTCTCAGTTGAAGATCTCTATCTTTTCCGAGATCATCGAATCCATGATCGGATATGTCGCTCTCTAAATCTGTGAATTTCTCCACTAGATCAAACTCTTCAGACCAGCTCCAAGCTGCCAGAAGCTCGAATACGTTTAGTTCCGTACCTGCCCGGTTAATTCTTTCAAAGACAATTGCCACCTTGTTTCTGTCGTCCGATTCGAAGACTTCATTAGGAACAAGGTACTCCTTGAATCTTGACTGGAGATCATCAAGTCGCTCGGCAATATCATCGCTAAAATTGCTAGTCGCCCTTCTGTATGCGACCGTATCAAACAAGGTTTTAATTGGGAAGTGACGAGCAAGGTCAACCTCTCCCTCATCGAGCGCTATAAACATTGACTCTTGCACGCTCTCGTTTGCAAGAAGGTCAAAGTACACATCAACCCACTCCTTGGAGTCAGGTTCAAGGTCGCTCTGGAATACACTGAAAAGGCTAGTTAGTCTCTGCTGGCCATCCAGCACGTAGTTGACTGGGTAGTCCTTTTGCGGCTCGGGCAGGGTGAAATAACCCATTTTCTTTTCAGCTTTAAGACGAGTGTCTGTTTTCCAGAGGATAACTGTTCCGATTGGAAAGCCTTTGTAGATGCTATCTAACAAGAATGCTACTTGGTCTGGCTCCCATACGAAATTGCGCTGAAATGCAGGGATTCGAATATCTCCAGACGAGATTCTGTCGATTAACTTCCGAATTGTAAGCGGCTCACTCATCCTGAATCCTCTGCTACGTGCCAGCTATCTGCCTCAAAGCCTCAACGCTAACAGACCTCAGTTGGCCGCTCAACGGTGCTGGGCGCTGGTGTCGAAAAAGTGTCGAAATCACTGATCAGCAATGACCAGCAAAGGCGACTTTTCTTGGTTGTAAGTTTTTGATTTTCATTTAATTATCCAGCATAGGCCAAATAAGGCCACCCTAAAAATAGGGTTCGACTCCCACTGCCTTC